CCTATCGCAAAGCTAACAACTGGAGAATCAATAGAAGTCAAAGCAAGAAACAAAAAGAATTAAAAATAGAAATTATGATGATAGATTATGAAATTCAGGACTTTAAAAATACTAAAGGCAAGAAGGGAAGCAAGAAAAATTAAGGATAAGCAAGATAAATGGATGCGTTCTCTTTCACTTTTTTTAATGGTATTATTATTTACTCTGGCTTGGTGTGGTCTAGCTAATGATTAACCACCCCTATGATGTTTTAATGATGAGTATGTTTATTTTTATTACATTATACTTGGTTATTAAGGTTATTTTCTAATGCCAAGACCAGTAAGAAAATGGATAGTTCGGTTAAGAATGTGGTATGCTGATATTAGAGGTCATCATGGACATAGATGGAATTATGAACCATCAGATCATTATTTTGGGAGAAAAAGAAAATGAAATTAGGACCTGAACAATCTGTGCAAATGCCAATGAAAACGGTAATTTCTCTTATCGTTATGGTAGCGTTAGGAACATTTGGATTCTTTCAGATACAAGAAAAATTAAATCAAAACTCAACTAAAATAGAAATCATGGGAAAGGATCTCACATTAAATACAGAATTCAGAATTGGTTGGCCAAGAGGTCTGTTAGGATCGCTTCCAGCAGATTCTGAGCAATTTATGCTGATTGAGGAACTTTACAAACAGGTGGAAAAATTACAAACGGCTCAAGAATCAGGTATGCACAATACAGTCAATATTGATAGACTACAAAAAGACGTAGATAAAATACTTAACGACATTGAAAAATTAAAAGATGCTAGTAGAGAAATGAAATTTACTAATGGAGGACACTAATGGAAATTGTAATCGCTTTATTAATGTGGTTGGGTGATCCACCTATTTTAAAAGAACATTTATATGTTCCAGACCAAAAAATGAGCACTTGTCTGAAGATGAAAAGAACCGCTGAGAGAAGCGGATCTGCAATCTATCAATGTGTAAAAGCCAATGCTTTAGTGAAAGATAAGCATATTTTAAGCATTTCTAAAATGGATGATTAATGGTAAAATGTAAGCATTGTAACTGTAATTGCCACTGTTCTTTAAAGGAACATGGTGATATGTATGGTGTATGTAGCTGTATGAATTGCGAACATGAAGAGTGTGAGGTATGTCAATAGACGAATCAAAAACCTGCACTACGCATACCAAAGAAAAAGAAGAATTAGGTATATGTTGTCAAAAAGAAGATCAAGAAAAAGCAGAACAACAAACGTATGAACACTCTCCATTAACAATGAGCATATATGAATTGGCTAAAACGAATCCAACCAAATCATATAAAGAACTAGAAAAAATGAAAAATGGAGTATGTATTATAGGAGCTCTGAAACATGATAGAAGATGATTTACAAACCATTTATAATAAGGTTTTTCAAGAAGCGATAACTTTATCTATACAATACAACCCACAAAAAATAGCCGCAACCTATATGGCTATTGCTTGTCGAATCTATAAAACAGTGCTAGGAGATGAGGATTATGAAGCTATGCTTAAAATGATTCATGAAACTCCTATCGAACCTTACAATCAACCAACACTTCACTAATTAATTTAGGAGATAAAAATATGATGCAAATTATAGTTGCTTTATTATTAATGCAGAATGTTAGTTCTTTTAATGCCAAGCCACAAACTTTAGATATGCTAGGAAGCGTACAAAAAACCATTAAAGTAGTGCGTATGATACATGGTATTAAATAAATAGAAAAGGGGATTAAATTATGATAACGTTGCCGGACTTGAAAAGCAAGATAGCGTTATTTTGGTGTAATAGAAGTGATAGAACTAAATTAATTATTTTAATTATTGTTGGTTTAGTTCTTTATATACTTTAAAATAAGGAGAACAGATGAATAAATTGTTTCTAATATTAGCTTTACTCTTTGCTTTAAGTGCTTGTTCAGTAGGAAAGAAATGCACTTATACGCAAGACGGAACAAAAATAAGTAGTTGGTTTTGGTATTTACCTGATGGTAAGCCAATAGACCTAGATAAAAATAACTGTAATTAATTGTAATAACATAGGAGGACTTATGAAATGGTTTAAAAAACTATGGAAAAAGTATTCAAAGTGGTTGTGCAAGGATATGTATAAATAATTTATGTGGTTAAACATTGCAGCAAAGTTAGTACCTGGAATCCTTAAGACAGGTATGTCTATTGCATCCAACAGAAGAAAAACAAAAGAATTAGAATCTGTTGCAGAATTAAAGTTAGCTGAACGAATGGCTAATGGAGAGGTTGAATTTAAAAAAGCTGTTATTGCTTCGCATAAGGAAGATTGGAAAGACGAATTTTGCCTTATCTTAATTTCAATTCCTTTGCTATTATTGGCTTGGTCTGTATTTAGTGATGATCCAAACATACAGGCAAAAATAGATATTTTTTTTAATAAATTTTCAAACTTACCTATGTTCTACCAAGCTCTTGTAGTAGGAGCTTTTTCTACAATTCTTGGAATTAAGGGTGTTTCTACTTTTAAAAAAAAATAATCTATGACAGAAACCTCCAATGAACTCATTAATGAGTATAAAGACCAAGTAAGAATTTTAAAGCAGGAGGTTGCAGAACTTCAAGACGCTGGTAAAAGTAAGGATAGTGCAAACAAAAGGTGTTTGCAGAAGCTAGAATATGCTAATTCCGACATTGAAAAATTAACGGAAAAGAACACAGAGCTTGAAAAGAAATTAAGGTCTGAAAAAAAACATAGTAAAATGCTGACGGAACACCCATGATGAAAAATGAAGATAATATTAGTTTTGATAATTTGTTCGGCAGTCAATGGACTGTGCGAAAAAGGATGGAAAAAAAATGTTGAATTTTCTGATTGGGATAGTTGTATGCGACAAGGTTATATGGATTCGTTACAGCTAATGGATGTTATGGGGTCAGACTATGTTAATGAAAATGAAACGTATATTAAATTTTATTGTAAGGAAATTAAAGTAGAAGAAATGAGTTTATAGTTATGATGTTAAGTCCAAATTTTAGCTTAAAAGAATTAACCCAATCTCAAACTGCATTAAGAAACGGCATTGATAACGAACCGAATAACGCACAGATTTATAATCTTAAATTACTTTGTGGAGAGATCCTGCAACCATTAAGGGATTACTATGAAGCACCCATTAAGATTACATCAGGATTCAGAAGTGCTGAACTGTGTGAAAAGATAGGATCAAATAAAAACTCTCAACACACTTGCAACAGTGGTGCTGCTGTTGATTTTGAAATACCAGGATATGATAATAAGGAAGTCGCTTCTCATATTAAAAATAACTTTGACTTCGACCAACTGATACTTGAATATTATGACGAAAGTGATATTAATTCAGGATGGATTCATTGCTCTTATAAATCCGGTGGAGGGCGAAAAGAATCTTTAACTAAAGATAAAACTGGATATAAACAATGGAGCTAAGTATGGCTAAAGACACACCAACAGAAAACCTTTTAGAAGAAGAGGGTCGTATTAAATCCGAACCTCAAACTAAAAATGTTAAAGCTGAAGAAAGAAGAGTGGTTTCTGAAATCAAAAATGAAAAAGACTGGAAATCAGCACACACTTTTTTAAAATCATAATTAATAATAAGGATAAAACATGACACCTTACGGACCAGGAACTTACGGTTCAAAAAAAGGCAGACCGCCTAAAAAGAAAAAGAAAAAGAAAAAGAAAAATAAAAAAAAATAAGGAGGACCAATGGCTAAAAAGAAAAAGAAAAAAGGCAAAAAGAAGAATAAAAAAAAAGGTAAAAAGAAAAAGTAATCCAATGGCAAGATTGCTCTCCCTACCGAACTTTCATCAAAGAAAAGTAAAGTCGAAGAAACTTTATAAACGAAACAAGGCGAAGTCTACTTTGATGGACTGGGCGGATGACAGCTAATTTAGTTGTCTGTGGTGGGTAATAATGCCGTTTAAAAGTACAAAGCAAAGACGGTATCTTTGGAAATACAAACCCAAGATTGCTAGAAAATGGCAGAAGAAATATGGGTCTAAGTTAAAAAGAAAGCCTAAAAAAAGTTGGGCAAGAGCTAAGGCACAAAAGATCAGAACGGTAGGTCCTTGCCGGTATTGTAAGGCTGAAATAACTAATGATATGTCCTTTGTTATTTTTGCAACCAAAGAACCAGCTCATTATGAGTGCATGAAAAAGGATGATGAGCAGCAAAAAGTTGAAAAGAATCTATGGGCAAACCTTCAAACTAAAATGGTAGAGAAAAAACCTAGTGCGTTTAGTTGGTAGTTAATATCCCCACAGTTTTTTAGCTTCTTCCAATAAAGAATTATCCGATTCGTTTTTCCACATATAGTTATCAAAGTCCGGTTGAACATAGTTCTTCAGGACATTCACATCATGGGAAATTTTAAGCAGGTTCTGACGAACCAATGCCTTGTGGTAAATAACTTTCTCTAATTTTTTTAGGTTTTCAGGTTTGAGTTTTTCACAATTCTCCGCATGAAAAACTTTATATTCCTTTTCATTAATGTAGCACATATAAACTGGCAGCTTAGATGCAAGATGATAGATCGCTACTTGAATTAAATGATTTAAAGGAGGTTCATCAGGCAGCCTAGCTGTATTCCAACTTCTAGTTCCATCTTTTTTAAGCCTACCCCTTCTAGGGAACATACATTTATCTTCGACAATGATAGACCCCTTATGATCTAAGTAACCATGAATAGGAATGTTAATGCCTTTCAAGGTCATGTAGGCTTCGATCTCAGGCTTGGTCTTAGCAAAACCAGGAATAGTTAAATGTGCTGCATGACCATTCCTGATAAATGCTTCTACTACCGTTTTAAGATAGTCTAACTTTTCTCTCTGAGCTTGGTCAAAGACAACAATCTTATCCAGCTTTTCTTTAACTGGGGTAAATGTCATCTTTACGTTCCTCAATAATAGAGATCCTTGACCTGTTATCAATCCGATCAAAGGCTTTATGGATTTTCTTCATTAGAGAATTAGTAAAATCAAAATCTCTTATGATTTTCTTTCCTCCTGTTTCATCCAACAGTTCCTTTAATTCGTTGGCTGCACCAAACGTAGCTTTGACATTAAAGGTTGAACCATTTTGATTAAGTGGTTCTTTTTCAAAATCTCTAATATCCCAGCCAAATTTTCTACAAATTAAAAAAAGCTGGTCAGCTCTCATGCAATTATTTCCACCTTCAAACTTTTGCTCTTGTTGAAATGTTACGTTGAGTGCTTCTGCTACCTGTGTTTGATTTAAGCCGTCTTTGACTCTCTTTAAAACTAAGTTCTTAGCAATGTTTCTTGCTAGTCCTAAGTTCTGCGGTTTCCTTTTTGACATACTTTTCCTTTCCCTTTCATTCAGCGTATAGAATACCCTTGATCTAAACACAATTTTAAATTTAATTATTATGTATAGATTAATTCTTGCTTATTTTTTAATTCAGAAATCTTTTCAGTGATACGATGTTGTTCATTCTGTTTTTCTCTATACAGCCTTTTATGCTTAAACATCAACTCTACCACTTTCTTTTCCTTGACTTGTAGATCCCTGATCTTTTTTGGTTCTATTTCCGCCATATTGTTCCTCACCAATCACTTTTATATTTGACTTGGTAAAACGCTGATCGGTGATGGTTACTTTAGCGTCTTTACCAGGTGTATTCTGAAGATGAGCTTTCTTAACTGCTTTTTCAGTGCTATGTTCATCTTCAAAAATCTCTGAGAACTTAACAGCCATTTCAAAAAAGAAATCCTTTTGCACTTGCTTAACCATTAAGTTCAATGTTCCTTCTATACCCCTTGATTTTAGTTACTTCACCTCTGGCAACCAACTTATTAACCAAGACGGTAATCGAATTTTTACTTTTATATCCTAAGTTATCAGCCATTTCCTGAAACGTAGGGTTGTACTTCTTTTTTTTACTGTATTTTTTAATAAAATTCAATACATTCAACATCTTCGGTGTCATCGGTATTTTATTTTTCATTCGCTTTATCCTCATTTTGTACTAATTTCCTAAGTAATTCGTTATATCCATTTACATCATCGTTATCATCTTTATGATATTTTTTTCTGTTTAATATCCTCCATAGCTTCAAAACAATCATAAACATACCAAAGATTCGATTAGGTACTTTTACAGTTACTCCGTTATGAGCTGATAAAACTCTCTCTAAAAACCCTGTTAGAACCCAAGAGGTTACATCAAAGCTGCCATAGTCGGTTTGCTTTTGCTTTAATAACTTATCAATCTGATTTAAAAATCTCACATTATCTTCCATCATTTTTCCTTTTCAAAATAATTTTTAAAAAGAGATGAAGCTCCGCCCTTCAAGGGAAAAAAGCCATTAGATTTTCCAAAAAGTTTAACTGTTCTTAAATATCTTTCTGAATTAAACTCAGGTCTTTCTTCTTTGGACAGCTTCATAATCTTGCCATAGCTTAAAGGTCCTTCAAGTCCTTCCATTTCACTTAAATGTTTTTTAAACAATTCTGTTCCCTTTTTTCTGCCATAATCCTTAAAGAATTGTATCAAAGCTGGTGTCATTGAATCCAACCTCCTTCTAATCCTTTACAATAGTATGCCCAAACTTGTTTGCCTTGATACCTAACTCCTTCAGGTAAATAATCTGAGATTGTGATCTGCTGCACATACTCCAAGCAACCTAGTAAGGGAGTGGTGGCTGAAATAACTTTTTCAACCACCATATTATGAAGATGTAAATAAACAACAATTTCCATTAATATCTACTTTGCATATAAAGTATTACAAAACCGAATATTAAACATATTAAGTAGATGTAATATTCCTGTTCTATAAATATTTCAAAAAGTAAGTTTTTCATCTTTTTTACTAGCTACTGTTCCTTTTGGTTCGTTGGCATAACCTGAAAGAATTTCTCCTTTGTCGTTTAACCAACCAATAAGAGATTTCTTTCCGCCTACTTCTGACCAG